GAAAACAAATGAAAAGAAAACTAAACAAAAACAAACTATATCAACTTATAGGACAAGCAGTAGTATATACATCTATATGGGCAATAACAGTAATAGGAACAGCATGGGCATTTACTCAAAATACGATTTATTAGGAGTAAAAATGAACAAAATTAAAGAATTTAGAACTAAAAAGAAAATATCTCAATGTGATATAGCAAAAATAATGAATGTAAAACAAAACACGATTTCTCAATGGGAAAATGAAATAAGAACACCAAATATAAGACAAGCATTGCAATTAGCTAAAATATTGGAGACAACAGTTGAAGAATTATATAAATAGAAAATACTAACCAAAGTGCCAGTTTGATTAGTAAATTCCCACAATTTTTTTATCTTAAACTCTTGCAATCAGTATATAGCCCATACATTCAATACAGTACGTTTGTTTTACGACATCCCGATGTCAACAGTATCGCCCATATATATTCAACTAATATTATATCTGACACATATAACTTCTATGAAAGTTTCTAGTGCTTAATCAGTAGTGGTTCTGATATATGTAATGCTGATTACCCCATAGTAACTAGAATTTTAGATTTTAAGCTATCCAGCTGAACTATATAGTTATACCACCATATAGAACTCTAATCCATAAGAAACGGGGTAAACTCAATATTTTTGTCAAGATACATCAGTCCTTCCATATTTTATTTACCCACTAGGGTTTATGTACCAAATATATATCACAAAAAGAGATAAAAGTAAACAAAATTTTACAAGAAAGGAGTAGATAAGAATGTTTAGAAAAACAAAAGAACTACAAAGCTTAGTAAATGCAAGCAGAAGTGCATTAAAAGAAGCAGAAAAAAAGATAAAAAGACTAGAAGCAAGCCAAAAAGATTTAAAGTCAGAAATAGAAGATGAACATTTAGAAAATTATAAACAGCATAGAAAATTGCTAGAAATAGAAAAACTTTTACAAGAACAAGACTATAATAGCATAGAAAATTTAAAGAACAAAATAAGAACTATACTAAACAAAAAAGAACTAGTAGACCTACTAAAATCAAACTAGTTCAGAGACACTTAAATATATGAATCTATTGATATTATAACATTTTAAGCAATAGAAATCAAGAGGTACAAAAATGATTGTAAAAGATTTAAGTACAAGTTTTTATCCATGCCCAAAGCGGACAAAATAATTTAACAATAAATAATAAAGCAAAAAGAAATACTACTAAAGTAAATCACAAGAAGCGGAACAAATGAAGTAGTAACAGACTTTTGCATTATGCCTAGAAGCACAAAATACAGTATAAGAAGAACTAAAAAATATTGTGAAAGGCATGAAGTATATTATTCAAGAGCATATAGAAATAAAAGTATAAAAGATGGACTAATAATATTTTTAACAGAAGAAGATCATAGAGGAACCAATGGAGTTCATGGAAAAAATGGGAACAAATTAAATAGATACTTGAAAAAGGTAGCACAAAAGGCATGGATAAATTATTATCACAAAACAAAAGAAGATTTTATACAAAGATATGGAAAAAGTTATATTTAGGAGGCACAATATGGAAAAACCAAATTACTATTCAATAATACCAGCTAAAGTAAGATACGATAAAGATTTAATGGCAAACGCAAAATTACTATATGGAGAAATTACAGCTTTATGTAATGACAAAGGCATTTGCTGGGCTAGAAATGAGTATTTTGCAGATTTATATGATGTTAGTAAAGAAACAATATCACGTTGGATAAGTCAATTAAATAATAAAAAATATATAAGCATAAAAATGTTTTATAAAAAAGGCAGTAAAGAGATAGACAAAAGGATAATATCTATTCGACAATACCCTATTGACGAAAACGTCAATACCTATTGTCAAGAAAATCAAAGTAATAACCTATTGACAAAAACGTCAATACCCTATCCACAAAAAAATCAAGGGGGTATTGATGAAAACATCAAAGAGAATATTACAAGTATTAATAATAAAGAAGAAGAAAGAAATTTTCAAAAAGAACTAAAAGATGTTACTGAGTTCTATGAAAATAACATAACGCTAATAACAGCATTTGTTTCAGAAGATATAGAAAAATATTTAAAATCAGGACTGTATTCAGACTTAATTATTGAAGCAATGAAAGAAGCGGTTTCTAGAAATAAAAGAAATTGGAAATATGTTACTGGAATATTAAATGATTGCATAAATAACAAAGTATATACAGCAAAACAATTCAGAATCAAACAAGAAGAATTTAAATCTAATAAAAATAACCAAGTTAAGCAATTGAAACCAAAAGAAAAAGTAGAATACGATGAAATAGATTTTACAAACGAAGAAGAATACAAGAGAAAGATACTAGGGAAAGGATAGAAAATGTATGATGAAGATATAGAAAAAACAGTGCTTTATTACTTGATTTTTGAAAAAGAAGCAATAAATGTAGATGAAGAAGATTTCTTTATACAAAAACATAGGCAGATAATTAAAGCAATATTAGAACTAAAAAACAAAAAAGAAGAAATAAATATCTTGAGCATAAAAGAAAAAATAAAGGGTAAAGATACAGATATTTTAAGATACATAAGCAATATAGCTGAATGCAAATATGGAAGTTCAATACAATATGCCTATAGAGAATTAAAAAGATTAAGTAAAAAGAGAAAATTAATAAAATTAAGCAATGAAATAAAAGAAAATGTAGAAAATGAAAGAGAAACAGAAATATACATAGAGAAACTAATAAAACAGCTTAATGAAATAAATCAAGAGGCAGAAAAAGAAAAGACATTTTTAGATATAGTTTGCGAGACATCTGACATAATTGAAAAAAAGAGAACACAAGGAACAAAATACGACTACAAATATTTTACAGGGATATTTGATCTAGACAAAGTTACAAACGGTTTGCATGAAGAAGAATTAACAATAGTAGGAGCTAGACCACGGAGTAGGAAAAACAACATTTGCATTACAAATAGCACATTATATAGCAGAAAAAGAAATACCAGTAGGAATTGTTAGTTTAGAGATGTCAGAAACTCAAATAGTACAGAAGCTAATAGCTAAAGTATCAAATGTAGACAGCAACAAATTAAGAACAGGAAACTTAGACCAATTAGAACAAGAAAAAGTAGCAATAGCAGAAGGTAAGATATCAGATTTACCATTTTTCATAAATACAAGAATTAGAAGCATACAAGAAATAGAAAATTATGCAAGAAGATTAAAAAACAAAAATAATTTAGGATTGTTAATAATCGATTACATACAGTTAGTAAAAAGTAAGAATAAATTTAATAGTAGAGAACAGGAAGTAGCAGAAATATCAAGAACGCTAAAATTATTAAGCTTAGAACTTAAAATTCCAATTATAGGGTTATGCCAATTAAATAGAAATGCAGCAAGAACAGAGCCAACATTAGCAGATTTAAGAGAAAGTGGAGCAATTGAACAAGATGCTGACAATGTAATTTTTATATATAAAGAAAACGATAATGAAGAAGAAAAGACAGTAGAAAATGTAGTAATAGATTTACAAAAGCAAAGAGCAGGAGGATTAACAAAAGTAACAGTTAGATTTGATAAAAAAGTAAGCGAATTTAGAAATCTAGTTAGGAGGTAACAAATGCCAAAAGTTATAAACGAAGAAGATATAAGAAAGTCAAGTAATTTAGAAAGATGTAAATTATTAATAGCAATAATTAAACGGTCAAGCAGTATATACGCAAGACATAAAAACTCACTAAAGGAGGAAGAGGATGAGTAATATAACAAAAGAAACAAGAAAGGAAAGTTTTGAAAAAATACAGTTAAAAAGAAAATCTAAATTAATATATGAACAATTAGGAAGCGGAGAATATACCGCAAGAGAACTGGCAATAAAAATGTACAATACAACTGATAAAGATGGAAATAGATTATTAAGAACCGCAGAAAGACAAGAAACAGCACCACGATTAACTGAATTAGTAGAGTACGAATTAGTAGAAGTAGTCGGCAAGAAATTTGATTCAATAAGTAACTGTAAAGTAGCAGTATATAAAAGAAAAGGAGATTTTAAAGATGCTAAAAATATTTAAAAAAATAAAGTATAAAATTGAAGAAAAGATATTGAAATGTATTCAAGAAGAAAAAATGTTAGATGATACTCTAAAAGACACAACTGAATTTTCAAGAATTGTAAACAGACCAAATGAAGGGGAAATAGTTAAAATTGACAATATAAAAATACTAAAAGTGTTTAAAAGACCAAATAAAGAAAAAATTAATAAAAGAAGAGAATATTATTTAGAGCATAAATATTTTAGAAGTATGATAGTTTTGAATAACAACAATTATTTGCTTGATGGGTATACAACATATTTACTAGCAAAAGAAATGAAATTTAATTACATAACTGTGGTAAGGAGTGAATGATTTTTAAATGAAGAAGCGGAAAATCATACAACAAATTAACAAAAAGGGAGGAAAATTAAATTGATTAATTGGAAAGAAGAATATAAAAAACTATACAAGTGTTTAATAGCAGTAACAATATTAATAATAACAGCTCTAGTAATGTTTATATTCACATTTACAGGAGTAACAAAGAAATTACAAGATAAAGATAAAAAGTTAACAGAGCAAGCAATAGAAATAGTTGATCTAAAAGAAATCATAAACGAAAGGAGAGAAAAGCAATGATAGAAGTAAACGAATATGTGAGAACTAAAGATGGAATTGTTGATAAAGTGATAATTGAATATGATGGAAAGTGCAATAATTCAAATTGCGATGAAAAACATATTTCTTGTAAATATAATTATTATAACGAAAAAGATATAGTAAAACATAGCAAACAACTAATAGACCTAATAGAAGTTGGAGATTTTGTAAACGAATACAGAGTAGAAAATGTAATAAATGAAGGACCTTGCTCAAGTGGAAAATGCGTTGATATAGATGTACATACTTTATGGGAAGAAGATATACAAACAATACTAACAAAAGAACAGTTTGAGGCTAATTGCTATAAAGTAGGAGGAGAAGATGAATATAGAGATAAAGTTTAGAGGAAAAAGAATAGATAATCGGAGAATGGGCATATGGTTATTTATCTTTTAATTTTAATTGTGCAGATGAATATGTACCATTTATAAGCTGGAAAGATGATAGCTATTTAGGACGGTATAGGAGAACAAGAAGTAGACATTAAGACAATAGGACAATACACAGGACTACACGATAAAAACGGAAAAGAAATATATGAGGGAGATATAGTGCAAGGATTGTTTGCAGACCAAGAAGAACTAGAAATAAAAGGACAAGTTATATATAGCAATGGTCAAGCTTCGTATATAATAATTGCTAGTAATAACGATGAGTGGGAATTAGGCTATTTAGATAATTTGGAAGTAATTAGTAATATATACGATAATCCAGAGTTATTAGGAGGAGAATAGATATGTGTGAATACTGTGGAAAAATAATAAATAATAAAAAAATATTAGATATAGATAATGAAGAAGAAACGCATATGGAAATTATTAATCAAAAAAGTTTTGGGGATATATGCTATATGTTGAAATAGAAGGACAAGACAATGATGGATATAAACCAAGTCAGTTCTTTCAAATAAATTATTGTCCAATGTGTGGCAGAAAATTGGTAAAGGAGTAAATAGATATGTTAAAAACATTAATAGGAAGAAGAGTAACAACATATGATGGACATATTGGAGTAGTCATAAAACATTTTAAACCAACAGGAAGAGATATGACAGTACATATAAAACAAGATGATGGGCGAATATGGTATTGTCCTGAAAACAATATTGTAGAGGTAAAGGAGTAAATAAGATATGCTAGTACCAATAGTAGATATGAAAGAATTTGAAAAAATTGGATTTAAAAAATGTAAAAAGCCTTATGATAGTTGTTATTATCTATGCTTTTCAAGAGGAATACAATACATATTTTTAAGTCCTGTAATGATAGATATTAATAAATGGGAAGATACAGACCCAAGAATACACAAAAATGCTAATTGTAAATACAGTGATAGAAGAACAGCACAAGACTTTATGTGTGAATTAATATTAAATGGAATGGTAACATGTGAATATTTAGTTGAGAGGAGTAATACATAATGAAAGAAAAAACAGTAGAGAAGATAAATTCTAAAACATTTGACATGATAGATAATAAAAACATAAAAGAAATAACAATAAGAAAAGTGGGGCTATTAGATGTATTTGGAAAAGTTTTAATAGATATAAAATTTAATAATAACAGTGAAAAACATTTAGAAGGTATAAGCCCCGTAGATGCTAATACAATAAAAAAATGGTTAGAAAGAGATAATTTATATGAAAAAGCAAAATTATATGAGTTTTAGGAGGTGTTTTAAGTGAAAGAAAAAACAGCAGATGAGATGTTTGAAGAGTTAGGATATATGATAGATGAAAATGAAAATGAATATTTTATAGAATATCGAAAACAAAAGGAGAATTGTTGTAAATTTATAAAATTTGATTTAATAGATAAGGCATTTACAAGTTTTTATTATATAATACCTGACAGACAAAGTTATCTAACAATGCAAGAACTACAAGCAATAAATAAGAAATGTCAAGAATTGGGGTTGATAGAATGAGAATATTAAAACACGGGAATAAATATTCTAAAAATAAAATAGCAATTTGTCCGTTATGTGGTTGTGAATTTGAATATGACAACAATGATACTGGAATAGAAAAAACATTTTGCTTTACAACATTTCCACCCACATATAAAACTTATGTTAAATGTCCTGAATGTGATAAGGCAATATGTTTGGGTACAAAAATTGTTAATTAGGAGGTGTTTTAAGTGAAAGAAAATAGTATAGAAGAAGCAAAAAGAATAATAGAAAAATTAATAAGTACAATGAAATCGGACAGAGAAATGTTTGACGAAAAAACAACAGAAAAAGAAATATACACGTTTTTTATAAATGCACTAGAATTTATTTTATCAGATTATAAAAGAGTATTAAAAGAGAATGAGAAAAAAGATGAATTAATAGAAAGAATGAAAAAATATTTATTAAAAGAAAATAAAATGTGTGATTTTCTAGAAAGTGAGGAATAAATGAACGAAGAAGAAAAGAAAGCTGTTGAAAGATTTAAAAGATTATATTTAAAAGATTTTAACAATGAAAAAATAACAAATGAAGATAGATTAAGCTATATAGAATGTGTTTTAATATCAAATCTAATAGAAAAACTACAAAAAGAGAATGAAGAATTAAGAGAAAAATGGGATAAAGATACACATATATTGCAAAATGAATTAGATTTAACAAATGCAGATAAAATTAACAATTACATTCCAATTCAAAAAGTAAAAGACAATTTAATAAAGTATCAAGAAGAGTACGAATTATTATTAGAACATCAAAGTGGAAAAGAAAGTAATAGGACAAAATATTTAAGAGGAAGAATACATATGTGTCAAGAACTACTAGAAGGGAGAAAATAAAATGTGTGAATATTGTGAGAAAGAAAAAACTTTAATATCTGAAGAAAGATTGGATAGTGATTTTGAATATCATAAATTCAATACTTTTATATGGAGAGATGAGTTAATAACTAAAAACAAAAATGAACCATGTTTAGATGTAGATGAAAAATGTAAAATAAATTATTGTCCAATGTGTGGAAGAAAGTTAATAGAACAAAACGAAGATAATTTGTTTAGGAAAGAATTTATACAAGAACAAGAAAAATTAAATAGAGAGGAGCAAAAATAAAATGAATGGAAATGATAATGGATTCATAAAAAATAGAAATAAAGAAAAACAAAGACAAAATAATGTAAGAGAATATCAAAGAAGATTCTTAAATAAAAAAATGAAAAGAGGATAAATAATAAGAAAGTAGAGGAATTAGGATGGAAATAAAAGAAAAAAGTTTAGATTTAAAATTAAATAAAGGACATGCAGTATGTTTTGATTTTGATGGTGTAATACATAAATATTCAAAAGGTTGGCAAGATGGAAGCATATATGATGAATATAATAAGGAAGTATTAGACTTAATGTTATTATTACAAAAATTAGAAATACCAATATTTATATGTTCTACAAGAGAACCAATACAAATAATAAATTGGTGGAATAAACAAGGATTTTGGTGTGAAGCAATAAGTATAAGTAATGGCAAAACATTTTGGAATGATTTGAAATATATAGGTGTAACAAATAGAAAATTACCAGCACAATTATATATAGATGATAGAGCATATAAATATACTGGACAAACAGTAAAACAGTTTATATTAGATAACTCAGAGGAGGACTAACATATGACAAAAGAACAAGCAATAGAAATATTAAAATGTTTTAAAGATAATAAAATACAAAGAGATAAATTAGAAATAGACAATAGATGTGGTGGCTGGAAAATAGGAAGGATTTATAAGTCTTTAGAATTAAATACGGCAATAGAAACAGTATTATCTATACTAGAAGAACAAGACAAAACAATAGATTTAATGGCAGATGACATACATGGCACTCAGATAGAATGTAACAGATATTTTAAAGATAAAGAAGACGTTAAGCAATATTTTAAAAATAAAGCAAAAGAATTATTAAATAAATAAAAGAGCATACTACAATAAGGTGGTAGTATGAAAGAAAAAGAAATAATAACAAAATGGAAACAAGGCTTAAGTAAAAATCAATTAGCAACAATGTATAAAAGGCAATACAATCAAGAAATAAAAATAATAAGATCAAGTGTAAGACATAGACATGATGGAAGATACATAAGCAATTATGAAGCATTAGCTTATGTAGAAAGAGTAATATATAAATATTTGAAAGAAAGGAAAAACAAATGACAATAAACCATGTATACAACAAAGTAATAGACACAATGAAAGAATTAGAAAACATAAACTTATTAGACATATCAAAAAGAAAAGAAAGTCAAGCACAAATAAATAAAGCATATAAAATATTAGACAATTTTAAAGATGAACTTATAAGAGAAGATATAAAAAGAAAACAAGGAGGTACAAATGAATAAGAGTGAGCTAATAGAATTGTTAAAAAACTATAAAGAGAACAAAGCAAAACTGAATATAAAACTAAAAGAGATAAAGACAAAAAGACTACAACTAAAAGGTTGTGAAGAGGTAGAGACAAGTTTAACAACAGGTTATGGAATCAATCAAGACATACATAGCAAAAACCAAATAAGCAATAAAGTATTAGCTAAAATAGAACAAAATGATATCAGGAGGAACGATATAAAAAATGAAATAGAGACTTTAGAAGAAGAAATCAGAAAGCTAAGAGAAAGCGTAGAAGCGGTAGAAGACAGATTAATAGGATTGAAATACAAAGAAAGAGAATTACTAGTAGCATATTACATAGATGGGAGAACAGCAGAAAATATTAGTAGAACGTTATATTATGATATGTATCAAAGAACTTGTACACCAAGATATATACAAAAAATAATAGATAAAGCAACTCAGAAAATGATAAATATATAAAAGTTCATAAAAAGTTCATAGTATAGTACGTATTATTATATAAATATATATAGTATAATAACAATAGTAAAATTGTCGAAAGACAAAAACAATAAAATTAAATAAAGCTCCTTAAATTATTTAATTTTAAAAATATAAACTTTTTCAAGTAAGAGTAGACGTTAGTTTAATGTTTACTCTTTTTATTATGTTATGAAAGGAAGAATGAAAATGGGAAGTAAAGAATTTTTAGACGAATGCAAAGAAGAAGTAAGAAGTTATACACAAGCACATTTAGATAAAACTGACAATACATCAGTTTCTTTAGATGATGTTTTTGTTGTTTGGTATTGTAAAACATTACAGAATCATAAAGCACTATTAAGTACAAGATTACCAGATGGTATGTATTATGAATGTACATACAACGGAGATAAGAAAGAATTGTACTTTGATGCATATAAGAAATTTGAAAATAAATGCACAAAGATAGATTAAATTAGTTATTACCAGTATGCTAGGTAACAGATAATATAAATTTGGCTGTAATGATTATTATCCTTTGAGTATATAAAGAACTTTCCTAGCGAGTTCTATAGAAAAAGAAATATCTTTTGCGGAGCTATGTTCAATGAGCGTGGCTCTATTTTTCTAATATGTAAATAGTATAAAAGGTAAATAAAAAAGCATAAGGTAAAAGGTTTGTCTAGTTGTTTCCTTAAACAAATCCTAGTTTATCTTTTATAGTGTTTATAAGAAAAGAGGTAATAATATGACTCTAGAACAAATAAAACAATTCAAAGAAGAAAACTGCAGTAAATGTAATAAAGATATTGACTGTAAAATAACACAAGACATAAATGGAAAACTAAAGTGTACAGAGGATTAAAGATATGGAACTATGTTTGATAGATAATAAAGTATGTCCAATACAAGGGAAAAAATGTAAAGAATGTAAATTAGATGATTGTAAAAGGACAATAGAGATGATAGAAACACAAGAAGAAAGAGAAGAAAAATGGAAAAGAAAGTTAATAAATGTACAATTATCGGAACAGTGCCAAGAATGTTCTTTTTTAGAGGTTATAAACCTAGATAAGCAGATAGTAAGATGTCCTTATCTAGTTAAAAATAAATGTTTAATAAAATAGGAGGAATTAAAATGTTAGTAAAAGCAACAGATAGGTATGAAAAATTAAATATAAAGGATTTAGAACTAGACAAAATACCAAAGAAAGGTGAAGAGTTCGAGGTATCAGAAGAAAGGTATACAGTACTAACAAAAGCAAATGAGCATCATGAAGTATTTGTGGAAAAAGTAGAAAAAACAGAAGAAGTAGAAACAGCAACTAAAAAAACTGAGAAAGAAACAGCAATAAAGAAAACAACAACTAGAAAAAATAAAAAAGATAAATAATCATGACGTATAGAGACAATCCTAAAATAGCAAAGAAATACAAAAGTAAAAGGTGGCAGAGACTAAGAAAACAAAAGCTATTAATGACAAACGGTTTATGTGAAAGATGTTTAAAGAAGCGGGATATATAATCCTGCTGTAATAATACATCATAAGGAATACATTACTGACTTAAACTATGAAGATGACAATGTATTCTTTAACATAGATAACCTAGAATGCTTATGTCAAGAATGTCACAACAAAGAACATTTTGCAGATGAACAAGAATATATATTTGACGAGAATGGAGATTTGATAAAGAATGAATAAGACTAAAATATATAGTTGCAATTATAAATCAAATAATCAATGCAAAAAAACATGTTGCAAACACAAAGACGGGAAAGAAGGATGTACTAATACAACTCAATGGAAATATGCCAAAAGAACACCATTAAACTATATAAAAAGAATAATAAACGATATATGTTTAATGAAAAGGAGTTTTAGAAAAAAAATGATCAAAAATAATACTTATACATTAAATGTAGATATACAAACAGACAATGCATTAAAACAATTAAGACAAATAAAACAAGAAGTAAAAAGAGTTGTCAAAGAATGCACTTATGAAATAAAAAAGTTAAAACTAAAAAGAAAAGATATATTAATTGTTAAGATGAATGCGTTTTTGAAAGACGATGACAAAGATAGATTAGAAAAAAGATTAAAGAAGAAGCTACATAGAAAAGTTTTAGTTTTAGATAATTCAGTAAAAGAAATAGAAACGGTTAATAGATAAGATATCCCCCCATAAGCTAGTAAAACCAATGTATATGGGAGAACGGTGGGTGGGGGTTCAAAAAATACACAAGTTATTTTGCGTGAGGGGTGTAGTATAAGGAGGTGTAGATATGGAAGAAGAAAAAGTTGATTTACGCGAAAAATTAAGTGGACAAGCACTTATCGAGAAAAACAAGAAAATAAGGAAAGAAACTCAAAAACTGAAAAAATTATTCAAAGATTTACCAGATAATAAAAAGAAAATGGCAGAAAAATTAATTGAAAATGCTTCTTTTATGTCTATAACACTAGATGAACTTAAGGAAGATATAAAACTATACGGAGTAAAAGAAACTTACGTAAATGGAAAAGACCAATTTGGATTTAAAGAATCAATAGAAAGCAAAACATATAACACAATGGTAAAAAACTATATGAATATAATAAAACAATTAAATGATATGCTACCAGAGGAAAAGAAAATAAATGAGGATGATGAATTTGAACGATTCAATGGTTCTCTATGACATACATAGAAGAGTATTATCAGTTTCTATTAAAGAATCCAGATAAAGCTTGCTATAAGGTTTTAACTACATATAAGAAACTTGTAAAAGATATTTATAATCCAAAACAAGTTTCTTTTTTTAATGAGATAACAGAGGAAGAAGAAACTCATACCTATGTGCTTGATGAACAAAGAGGGAACAGACCAATTAACTTTATAGAAAAGTTTTGCAAACACTCAAAAGGTAAATGGGCAGGAAAACCAGTTATTTTAGAACTATGGCAAAAGGCTTTTATACAGGCACTATTTGGTTTTATAGATAAAGAAACAGAGCTAAGGAAATATAAAAAAGGAATATTAGATGTAGGAAGAAAAAACGGAAAGTCAACAATAGATGGTGGACTTGGAAATTATATGCTAACATCTGATGGCGAAGGCGGAGCAGAAGTTTATTCAGTAGCTACTAAAAAAGACCAAGCAAAAGTTGTTTGGGAAGAAGCAAAAAGAATGATAAAGAAAAGTCCTGTTCTAGCTAAAAGAGTAAGATGTTTAGTTAATGGATTATTTTACGATAAAACAGAAAGTTTTTTCAAAGCACTTGCATCTGATTCTAATTCACTTGATGGATTAAATGCTTATTTTGTTATATGTGATGAGGTACATGCTTGGAAGGATAAAAACTTATTAGATGTTATGTATGACTCAATGTCTGCTAGAGAGCAACCTTTGCTTTTAGAAACATCAACTATGGGAACTGTTAGAGAGAGTGTATTTGATAATGAATATGAATATGCTTCATCAGTTATAGATGGATATGAAGGAAAAGAAGGCGGAATAGTAGATGAAACAGTATTAGCAGTTATATATGAATTAGATAATCCTAATGAATGGCAAGATGAAAAAAAATGGTATAAAGCTAATCCTGGATTAGGAACAATAAAGAATATAAAAGATTTGAGAGACAAAGTGAACAGAGCAAAAAATAATCCAACAGAGTTAGCTAACTTACTATGCAAAGACTTTAATATAAGACAAAATGAACAAGATAAGTGGTTATCATTCGATGTCGTTGACAATCCTATAACATACAACATAGAAGATTTATTTGATACATATGCAGTAGGAGGAGTAGACTTATCAAGTACAACAGACTTAACTTGTGCAACATTACTTATTGTTAAAGGTGGTAAGAAATATGTAATTCAACAATATTTTATACCTAGTGAAAGATTAGAATTTAAAATTAAAGACGACAAGATACCATATGACAAATGGGAAAAACGTGGATTAGTTACAATATGTGAAGGCGCAAAAGTAAACTACAGTGATGTTACACAATGGTTCTTAAAGATGCATCATGAATACGATATATCAGCTTTGTGGGTTGGTTATGATCCTTGGAATACTCAATACTGGGTAGAAGAAATGAAAGAACAAGGATTTGAAATGGTAGAAGTAAGACAAGGAGCAAAAACAATGAGCAATCCTATGAAGCAATTAGAAGCAGATTTAATAGAAAAGAATGTTAATTATAACAGCAACCCAATTTTAAAATGGTGTTTATGTAATACGGCAGTAAAAAGAGATGATAACGATAATATAAGACCAGTAAAAGGACAGAAACAAAGAGCGAGAATAGATGGCACAGTAAGTTTAATAATAGCTTACTGTGTTTTATTTGAAAAAATGAATGATTATTTAGCTCTACAGGAGGAGTGAAATGAAAAAAGAAAAGCGCAGTTTATTTAATATGGTGTTTGGAAATAAAAAACAAAATATAGTTAATGATAATGTATTAAGATTGTTAAGTGGATTTAATGCTACATATACAAATATTTCAGATAATATCGATGACAATATAATTGCAAAAGAATGTATACATACAATCGCAACACATTGTGCTAAAATGATGCCTAGACATTATCAGCAGAACGGAGAATTTAAAAATCATATATCAGGACAAATAAATTATATTATTAGTATAAAGCCAAATCCATATATGACTACATATGATTTTATTTATAAAACTATAAGTTTATTATTAGCACAAAATAACGAATACATTTATCAAGATATAGATGATAAAGGTTATTTGAGGGGATTATATCCATTAAACCCGTTATTCTGTACTCTAGTAGAATATGAAAAGGAAGTTTGGCTGAAATTTCAATTTATAGATGGAAATATCTACTATGTGAAATATGATAGAATTATTCATTTAAGAAATTTTTATACAAAACATGATTTTTATGGGGATACAAATCAAACTTTAGAAGGGGCTATAGAAACACAAACTGTTGCCGATGATGGTATAAAAAATGCAATCAAGATAAGTGCTTCGTTGAGAGGTGTATTAAAAGCTTCACAAGCTATGTTAAAAGACAAAGATATTGAAGAAATGAAAAGTAATTTTGTAAAATCTTTATTATCAAGCACAGATGGAATAGGTGGATTAGATGCAAGGCTTGACTTTAAAGAAATAAATTTAAATCCGGTTTTATTGGAAAAAGAACAACTTGAAATGGTAAACGGGAACATATATGGATATTTTATGATTTCTGAATATATAGTTAAAAGTAAATACACAGCCGATGAATGGAATGCATTTTATGAGAGTGTTTTAGAACCACGAGCAATACAAATGGGACAAGCATTTACAAATGCAATATTTAATGAAAAGGCAATAAAAGACGGTCACAGAATAGAATTTTCAGTAAATCGTATAAAATATGCAAAAACAGAAACAAAAATATCTTTAATAAAAGAAGCAGGAGCATTGGGGTTAATAACAGTAGATGAAGGAAGAGAAATTTTTGATTTACCTGCAATAGGTGGAGAAGAAGGTAAGAAGAGGTTACAGACTTTAAATGTTATAAATGCAAATTTAGCAGATAAATATCAAGGAGGAATTAATGATGGAAAAAGCAATAAAGGAAATGAGAATTAGCGAATTAAGAGCATTACAGGAAGAAAAGGACGAGATGATAATTGAAGGTTATGCTGCAGTTTTTGAAGAAGAGACAGATTTAGGTTGGTGCAAAGAAGTTATTAGTAGAGATGCGTTTAATGACTGTAATATGTCAGATTGTGTTTTAAAATATAATCACAATGACAATTGCTTAATATTAGCTAGGACAAGAAATAAAAGCTTAGAACTAATAATAGATAGTAAAGGATTAAAAATAAGAGCAAAACTAATTGATACTACACAGAACAGAGATATATACAAAATGATACAAGCTGGATTATTGGATAAGATGAGTTTTGCATTTTCGGTAAGAAAACAAGAATGGAATTACGAAACGGATACAAGAAGAATTACTGAGATTGCACAATTATTTGATGTATCGGTTGTAGATGTACCGGCTTATGATGGTACAGAAATATATGCAAGAAGTAAAGAGGAATATGAAAAAGAAAAAAGAAAATATCAAGAATTAAAAAACGAGAAAGAAAGACTAAAATTATTATTAAGTTTATAATCTCGAAAGAGAAGCGGTGGTAGAACTGCTTCTTTTTTAGTTGGTAGAAACTAAATAGAGTTTTTATAAAAACGGTGGTAGAACTGTTAAAAATTTAAATAGGAGGAAGTAAAAATGACTTTAAAAGAGTTAGAAGAAAAAAAGAAAGAATTAAGAAAGAAAGTTGAGAATGCTAAGCCAGAAGAGTTAGAAGAACTTAGAAAAGAAATCGAAGCATTAAAAGACGTTGAAGTTGAAGAAGAAACAACGGAAGAAAAAACAGAAGAGGTAGATGAAAGAAATCTATTAAAAGGAGCAATTGAAGATTTAGAAAAAAGAAATGTAAATCTTTCAGGAGCAAAAGTAATTGAAAAACCAGTTAAGGAGGAAAGAAAAGTGGAAGAAGAAAAAATAATCGAAGAAAGAGCAAAAGACTTAAAAGAAGGAAAAGCAGTAAAGATTGCTTTTGATAACGGAGAGCAAAGAAGTGTATCAGTATCAGGGGGAACAATATTAGTTCCTAAAAAATACAAAAATGAAATTTCAGAAAGCTTTAATGCAGTATCAGGAATGGTTGATATGTTAAATACTGTACCATTAAATGGAGGAGAATCTTATTCTGTAGCATTTGAGAAAGGATACGGAGAAGGAGACTATACAACAGAAGGTGGAGAATACCATGATATAGATGTTGAGACTGATTATGTTGAAACAGGTAGAGCAAAAATAACTTCTTATATTGAAGTAACAAAAGAAGTTAAAAAATTGCCTGCAGCTCAATACTTAGCTTTAATATCAAAAAGAGTAACAAGCTCAATTAAGAAAAAAATTGGTGCACAATCAATTGTAGGGGCTGGAACAACAAACACAATAAAAGGAATCTATAATGCAGATACAAAAGTAATGCCAACTGATGCTGAAAAAACAAGCGATATAGAATTAAGAGGGATTGATGCAGACACTTTAAATGAAATTACATTTGCTTACGGTGGAAATGAAGATGTTGAAGCACCACAAACTTTAATACTTTCAAAAGATGACCTAAAAGCTTTTGCTAAAGTTAAAACAGAAGATGGCAAATTTGTTTATAGCATAACGAAAAATGGATCTAGAGGAACAATTTCATATAAAGATGGAGGACTTGCAGTACCATTTGTTATTAACTCTGCTTGTAACTCTATTTCAAATGAAAAAACAACAGCAGGAAAATACACAATGATTTATGGTTCTTTAATGGACTTTGAATTGCCTGTATTTTCTGATTTAGAAGTTCAAGAAAGTACAGATTACCAATTCAAAAAAGGAATGATTTGCTATAGAGCAGATGCTATAATCGGTGGAACTGTATCTAAATATAATGGATTTGTAAGAGTAAAGAAAGCAACTGCAAGCGTGTAATATAAAACAAGGAGGATTATATGGAAGAGTTAATAAGACTATCAAAACAGAGTTCGGGTATTGCTGAATCAGCAACAATGAGAGACGATGAAATAAAATTATGGATAAAGGCTGCAATAAAAGACCTAAAAAGATTGAATATAGATGCAGGATCAAATCTAAATGACGCACTAATTCAATCAGCAATAGTTATGTATGTAAAAAGTAATTTTGGAATGATAAGTATTAAAGACAAAGAATTAGCTCGAGATACATACAATCTTCTTTGTAACAATTTAAGTTTAAGTTCAGATTACAAGGTGGTGGATGAAGAATGTACGATGTAAGTTGTATACTATTATCTACAACATTGAAAACAAATTCTATTGGAGTACAAAAAGAAGAAACAAGTAAAAATGAGATTCCAATTATAAGAATAGAGGATGTATACGCAGATGAATTTTATAAAGCTAATGAGAGAGGGCATAAACCCTCTCTAAGGCTTGTTATAAGTTCAATAAATTATAATGATGAACAAGAACTTATATATATGAAAAAAACATATACTATCATTCGTACGCAAGAAATAACAGCAGATGAACTTATATTAGTTTGCGAAAGGAAATTAAAAAATGTCTAAAACTATTAAGATTGATAATTTATCAAAAGAGATAATGAAATCTTTAGAAAACTATTCCGATGATATTTCAGAAGTAGTTGAAGAAGTATCTAATGATGTTGGCAAAGAAGCGGTTGGAGAGTTAAAAACAACATCTCCTAAAAAACGTGGAAGCTACGCAAAAGGATGGAGATTAAAAAAAGACAAACTAGGAAGAAATAGATATTCTGTGAAAATACACAATAAAACAGATTACCAATTAACTCATTTACTTGAATTTGGGCACGTTACTAGAAATGGTGGAAGAACAAAAGCTATTCCACATATAAGACCCGTAGAAGAAAAATACTCAAAAGAATATGAAAAGGAACTTAAACAGAAAATAGGAGGTATAAAATGACATTAGAAGAATTAAAAATAAGATGCGAAAATCAAGGCTTTCAATATGCTTATGGAGCATTTAAAGAATCAGTAGAACCTCCACATTTAGTTGCTATTTGTAGAGATACAAATAATTTTATGGCAGACAATAAAGTGTATTTAAAAGATACACCAATACAATTAGATTATACCTATATTGATAAAGATATAGATATGCAAAACAAAATAGAAAATGAAATTCTAGGCGATATAGCTTGGAATAAAACAGAAGAAACTTATTTGTCAGATGAAGAAATTTGGCAAGTGAGTTATTTTTTTGAAATTTAAAAAGAAAGAAGGAAATGAAAATGGAAAACAAAGTTTTATATGGTATTAAAAATGTACATATTTCAAAATTAACAGAAAAAGATGGTCAAATTACTTATGAAAAACCATTTGCATTACCAGGAGCTAGAGGCTTTTCACCAGATCCACAAGGGGAAGAGTCTAAATGGTATGCGGATAATATAATTTATTTTAGAAAAAATTCAAATCAAGGATATCAAGGTGATTTAGTTGTTGCAATGGTAAATGAACAATTCGAAACTGAGATATTTGGAAGAACAAAAGATAAAAATGGAGCAATAATAGAAAATGCAGAGGATAAAGAATCAAGATTTGCATTAATGTTTGAAGCTGATGGAGATGACAGGCAAAGAAGATACGTTTATTGGGATTGTTCTGCTTCAAGACCATCAAGAGAGCATAATACAAAAGAAGAAAGTCTTGAACCAGGAACAGATAGTTTACCAATTACAATAGCACCACGTTCAATAGATAGCGCTATTGGAACTTACTTAGAACCAACGGAAGAAAACAAGGCTATTTACAATAAATTCTTTGATAAAGTATATGAAAAAGATGCAACAGCGGAAGTATAGGAGGTAATTATGAAAACAATTGAAATTTGTGGCAAAGAATATCCAATTGATTGCAATGCTTTAACTTATAAAAATTATCGTAGTAAATTCAATACCGATATTTTTAGTGATATTAGAACATTACAAGCATTTTTAACAAAGCAAGTCTTATTAGCGGAAAGCCTAAAAAAAGATAATCCTAATGTTGATGATTCAAGTATAATATCAAGTTTATCAACATTAATGTTAGAAGATATGGGATTGTTT